GCGGCTGGCACCAAGCTGATGTCATGCGAGATTTTGGGTTTGATGTGTTTGATGACATTGTGGATCACAGTTACCAGGAATTTGCTGACCCTGTAGAACGATGTTTTTATGCTATACAAAAAAATCTTGGCATCTTGAGAGACTTTGATTGTGTCAATGATTTTTTGTCAAACAATCAACATCGCTTGGCGCACAATCTTGATCGGTTGAAAACCAATGTGTTTCAACAAAAAGTTTTAGAACAGTACAATTCCAGTCCAGCCTGGGTCAAGTCAGAACTGATAAAAATATTTGAAAAGTGTCCCGTTGTGATCGTTCAAGGAGATGATTGTTACATGTATGGCCAGACTCGGTGTAAGTTAAAAGATTTAGAAAAAACTTTGCCATTTACGGATATTGATCAACACAGCCTAGTGATAACTTTGTAAGAATTTTTTCAAGTCTCCGTAGAGATTGATCAACACAGCTTCTTGACTGCCGAACAATATCAAATTGTGTTGCACACGTTTGCGAAATTCCACATAGTAGGGAGACTGCAGCTTGCGGTCCAAATTCATGATATCCTGTAGATCCAGGCCTGCCAGGGGATATCGATAGTGTTCCAATTCCAATACTGTGCAAAACATGTCGTAACCACGATCTGTCAGTCTCATGCCGCCACCGGAACGCAGATTTTGCCACCATATGGGATATATTTCATCAACTGGTGCCCGGTACTGTTCCGGCAGTTGATCAATCAAGAGTTGTGTTAACTGTCGTTTATCACGCATGGCTGAACCCGATCACTCTGCCAGAAAGGTTCGAGTGCAGCATGGTATTCTGGAAATACATCTTTGAAGCGTTGATTTCTAATCTGATCCAACATTTCAACCTCTTTGCAGAATTTAGGCCAATATATATCGCATGCAGGAATGGTGTGTTTTAGCAATGATGTTGCTGTGGATAGATAGCTGTTTGAAGAAAATTTCCTAATCAATTGGGTTTTAACCGTCTGAGGCAAATGTCTCAAGTCGTATTGTTCCGGACCATACACAAAATTTAAACCCACCTTGAGTCCGAATTTTTTTAATTCGCTAACAATTTCATCTAGGTACCAAATATTATAAATGCTCACAGTACAACAAATATAAAGAGATATATGATTATATTGTTGAGTCAACTGTTGATATCTCTTTAAATTTTCAAAAAGTTTCTCTACATCGACCCCGTGTCTGATATACTCAAGGTGTTGGTGATTGCCAGAATCGATGCTGATACCAATGTTGACCGATTTGAATTTATGTAATGTGTCAATGTATTTTTGATTCCAAATGGTGCCATTGGTGTGAAATTGTACCTTGGTGTTGGAAACTTTGTCTTGATCAGCTGCTGCAATGATGCGATCCCACATGGCCGGAGCCAGCATGGGTTCGCCACCGTATATGTCAAGAAAAATCAATCCCGGGAGCCATTGTTCGAATGTATCCCATAATTGTGTGTTTTGTTTACCTAACCCCGACCGTATGGTTTCGAACTGCTGTGTATATTCGTTAAACGACCCAGCAAATTCATTCATTTGTGTTTCTAATTTGTAGAAATCACCGTAAAGACTGGTGCTAGTTGCAGGTTGGCACATTCTACAGCCCATGTTACATGTGTTTGTGGGCTTTAAAATCAAAATTCTGGGTTGATCTTTTAAAACATCAATTTCTGCAAGTTCTTGGTTAAATTGAATTCTTGATGAAACGACCCCTGCCTCTTCGTCTTTCCAGCATGCATCACATGATGAGATTTTTTTGCCATAATCTAGTGCAGTATACACTAGTTTTCTTGTGGGACTTTTCCAAATTTTTTCAAGCCCTACATCATGCAAATATAGATTATTTTGTTTCCCATCCTGGAAACTTTGCAAACTTTTGTTACAAACACATACGTCTCCTTCGTTTTGAACGGCCAGAGAAACATGCGAAAGGGCACAATAGGTGTCAGGATTTTTTGTGTTCATCGGGATAAATTTGCTTGCCTTGAGTCAACAACACCACTGTAAACAAGTCAGTCTTGAATTGTGTGTTGAGTTTCTTGGCAAGATTGATAGCATGACCGGGATTGCTGAATGAAACTTTTTTGTATTTGGGACCCGGATACTGTACCAACAAGTTGGCTGTTTTGAGATTGATCGGCTGATGGTTGTAAAATACTGCCCACACACCCTCGGATGCCAGAACCTGTTCGGTCTTGTAAGTGCTTTTGTTGGTGTGATCAATCAGTATTCTGGGCTTGGGTCTACTCATGCTAAATCCTAAATCTGTGCATATATTTATCATTATACACTGAGATTTAGATTTGCCCAGTTACCGGAATCCGCTGCCTTGTATTTGTACTTCTATGACTTCGTCCCGAGATTGAGTTTGTTGTTGCAGCTCTTGACATTGTAACAGCAGGCGAGTAATGTCGGCATGCAGATTTTTGGCGTCGCTCATGCTCATGGAAAATTCTCGATTGCCCCGGGCATCTGACCCCTGCAAGCGTTCAATGAATCGTTGAATGTGTATCACTGTTGGGCTTGCTGTTCGGTTTGAAACGGGCCGCGATACTTGTATCGTTGTAGAGCAATCAACTTGGGATCTTGTACCACACGCCAGGTTCGATTGCGATACACTGTGTACCACCCGGCTGCAAACCAACTCTTGCTTTTGGCAGACCTGGTAAACAGCGGCAGTTTGAGTGGAATGTTCCATACTGCATTGTGCACACGCCCGGCAGCTGGATAACCATGCACTAGGTTGGGCTTGTGATCGGCTGTGGCATCTGCTGGCACAAACTCAATCTGTGCTCGCTGTGCAGCCATGTCAATGGTGCGATACTGACTTATGCTGTTGTTGATCTTGACTTGATAGCCGCCGTCGCAGGCTTCGATGTTGCCTACTTTTTGATTGTCTCTGTGCAATATCCAATACTGATTGGCTATCACGGGTTTTGCTATGATCACGGATGTTTTACCTTTCTACATTTGGCCTGGGATGAACTAGTATATTCTTTGCTGATTTCAGGATCAAGCCCGGTGTTGTCACAGCTCCGGTCCGGGAATACACTCAACACATGATGAAATATCACCAGCGTGATTATCAAGCTGACAACACCTGCCCAAAAATATCTAGCCATTGAGAACTCCTGAATAAGTTTGATTCATCCACCGTCCAAATTGTTCAGCTGATTCGCTGCAACGATTCAGCTCATACTTGCCACAAAACTGCATGAACCTCACACCCACCTGTCCCACGTCGCGGTGGCTGACCTGTTCGCGAATGGCAGCATCTACCACAGCCTTGACTTCATCGGGCTGTGCTGTGAGATCAATCAGCACTCGATTGCGCTCGTAGTCGTCCAGCACACGATGCTCCACACCTTCGGGGTCAGTCCAGCGTTGCAGCATTAGATTGTTCCAGTTGTAGCCTTTTCGGTCTCGGTCGGCATAGGCTTCACGGAGACCAACTTTATTCTTTGTGCCCCGCTCACGAACTCCTGGATATGCACTGAACACATTGTCCGAGCTGTCGCCACGCATGCACTTTTCAAATAACAACCAGGCCGGATCCGGAGTGGCTTTTGGTTGTTTAGTTTTTTTATCAATGACCAAATTGCCTTTGGCGTCATAGGTACCTTCCAAGGTAATTAACTCGTCTGTGATACCGTTGTACTGTTGCACATTGGCTGCAACCAATTGCACAAAGTCGGTGTCGCTGCTGACAATGGTGTGTTGATCTTCAGGGTGTAATGCAATCCAACGAGCAATGACATCATCGGCTTCTGCTGTGGCATGCCGAATCACACTGCAATTGGTTCGGGTGGACAAGTATTTAGTCAATTCGTCATAGGTTTCCCAAAACATCTTGTCTTCTTCGGCTTCGGTCTCGGTTAGAGCAGCACGAGCCACTGCACGGTTGCGCTTGTAAGGAGCATAAAAATCCTTGCGCCAGCTGCGCCCTTCCAGTGCAAAAACCACATGATCTGCTTCAAACCGTCGAGCCATTTTGTTTACAGCCATCAACGTGATGTGCAGGGCAAACCCAATTTTTTCCCAAGCATCTGCTGCTCTAAAAGCACCGTGGCGTGCTCTAAAAAACATGTTGGCTGTGTCAATCAACACATAGCGCATGGATTACCTCAATACAATCGTTTGTCAATGATGTATTGTAACACGAAACGATGAAAAAAGCTATGGCCATCGGCGCCAAAATGCCAGGATTCTGGGGAAACGGTATCGATCTTCCCAGCCCGTATCACTGCATCATAGGTCATTTGAGAATCATATGGTGCAATGTAATTGATGCCCCAATCCCGACGATCTGCAATTCGGGAAAAATCATTGTTGCCATTAAAGAACACATGGCGGATGTTTTGGTCTTTTAACTCTTGATGAAACTGCCAAATTTCATCATGTGCTTGCTGCGTTTTTTGTCGCCAGTCCACATTGACCACAAACTGTTTGTAACGGTCACGGTGATCAGCCGGAACATCGTCCAGACCAGATGCACCAATTTGATAGTACACATTGTCGATCAGCCATTCTTCTCGCTCCCATGTACTCCACTGAATAATCATGAGAGTATCGCTGAGAGTTCGATTCTGGGCAGCCATCCATTCCCTGGCAGTTCTCAAAATACGTGTGTTGGAACTGGCACTTTCGGCACCGCAGTGAAAACTGGATTTCAGTGTGAGACTCAATAGTTTACCCCAGCTCACAGCCAGGTTGGCAGGATGCGGCGCTCGACCCATGTGATAGAGATCGCTGTCGTCCATGGCAAATGCATGTGGATTTACTGCCTCGGCTGCAGCAGTGTGACTATCACCGTTGACGTACAGTATCATGAAACTTCGCTGCGACCGCCGCCTACGTTGCGTGTTTTGACCACACGATTGGGATTTGCGGCTTGTTCTTGTTCCCAGGTCTCCATGACCACATGTCTGCACACATTCTGAAACCACCGATCCACAACGTCACTGTCAGTGTCTGTGGGTTTCATTTGATAACCTGCACGAACCAAGTTGGCCACAAACTTGTCATTCCAGTCCAGTTCAAAACTGCCTTGGTGCAGATTTTCAGGATCAATGTCCATGCTGAGCACAGACACCCAAGGTTCACCACGCTGCGTGGCCAGTTCTTTTTCGCTTAACACCGGCCGAGGTTTTTTCGATGCTGGTGGAGCCTTGGCTTCAGGCGGAGACACTGCTTGTTGTGCCGACTCCGCGGTGATTTTCTTTCGAAATAGATCAAACATGCCCATGTCAAGATCCTGATTTTTTGAACACAGGAATGGGCAACATCTTGTGCAGATTGCGGCGACGAATACGACGATACTGAGTCAACGCCTCATATTCTTTTGGGTCTTCGGTTGCAGCGCCAGATTCGTCTTGTGACATGGCCAGTTCCAGTTCAGCATATGTGAGCCCACCCAGTTGGTCTTGGTCGTTGCGACCATCGTCCCAGAGTCCGTCTGTGGGTGGTGCTGCAATAATACTTTCGAGTACACCCAGTTCACGACCCAGTGCCCACACCTCGGTCTTGTTTAAGTCACCAATGGGACTGATATCCACGCCACCATCGCCATACTTGGTAAAGAATCCCACACCAAAATCCTCCACTCTGTTGCCAGTGCCCACCACAATGCCGTCATGACTTTGTGCTGTTTGGTACAAGGCCATCATTCTCAACCTGCTGCGGCTGTTGGCAAATGCCAGGTCAATGTTGCCTGCTTGATTGACACACTCGGGCTTCAACGTGGTTTCAAATGCGTCAAACACTGTGGTCAAGTCCAGATTGATGTGCTTGACATTGACAAAGTTGCTGAGCAACCATGCAGCATGATCAGTACTGAGTTGATGCAGGTTGGGCCGTTGTCTAATGGGCAAGGTCATGACCACAGTGGGCAAACCAGTTCTGGCACACAAGGTGCTGACTACAGCTGAGTCAATGCCACCACTCACGCCCACAGTCAGGCTCTTGATACCATGTTGTTCGGCATAGTTTTTTATCCAGGTAGTGATATTGTCTGCCAATTTTCTAGTTTCGTTCACGAAAATTCCTTTTGAAATTATTTGCCCCAACCGTTGCCCCAAAGATCCACGTGCATCCTGGGACTGTAGTTGTAGCCTTGGGCCAGTGCCCAGTCGGCCACTCGCACTCGATTTTGCTCATAGGGTGTGACCACACCGCCCTGTGGCATCACATACACTTTGCCGATGAAACCAGCTGCACGATATTCGCTCACAGCTTGGTTGACTTCTTCGAAGTGTTGTTCAGTCTCTACCACAAACTTGAGATACACTCGACCCAGGTCTTGATAGCTGGCAACCACAGCAGGTCGGATAGCTTCGCTCCAGACCTCGCCACTGGCACTGAGCTTGGGACTCACACTGAACGTGAGTTCGGTATAGCCATTGCTCCAGCGATGCAGGTAGTCAGCAAATGCATCATCAATGTTTTGAGTACCGTTGGTTTCGAATGTGAGATTTTCAAGATCTCTCATGCTGGGATTTTCCAGCAGTTCAGGATAGGCTCGCTGCCAACCCAGAAGTGGTTCTCCACCTGTGATCACCAGGTGTATGTCATTGCCGTTGGGCTGTGACCACTTGCCATTGGGAATCATGCCAGTCATGCGTGACACCAGAGCTTGGGTAGTCTCACTGGGGCTGAGTTCTTTGAATGCCGGATGCCACGAAGCATAACTGTCGCAGCCGGTTGTGACCAGGGGCAAGTCTTCAAACCGATTGAACATGTGTGCTACCGTGGCAATTTCATCAGCTTCGTCGCTGCGTTTGCCGGGTGCACAGCCAAAACTACTGCAGGTGAAATTGCAACCAAATGTTCTCAAGAACACACTGGGCACACCCACAAAACGACCTTCACCTTGTAGGCTGTAAAATATTTCCGAAACTTTGATCTTCAAATTTTTCTCGCTTTGACCAACAAATGCCAACCCAGATATTCTCTCACTGCTTCACGCATGGCCTCGGGCATGGCCGCAAACCAAGGCTCTAGTTCATATCGCCCGGCTTTGTACGCTTCTACATTGTACATGAAACAGTGGTCTTGACGCAACCTGTCGATTTGAAATCGGTTGCCCAGCAAGTCGTGTATTTCGTGTTTGGTATAGCTCTTGGCATACGGACAACCATTCTGCGCTTCGTACTGGTCCAGACCCTTGAAGATCATGGCCTGCTTCCAGGAGTTCTTGGCATACACCATGAAGCGGAATTCTCCACCGGGCTTGAGTGCTGCATACACATTGTCAATGATCTGTTCTATGGCCGGAAAGTGATGGATCACACCATAACTGTACACCAGATCAAATTCATGATCTGGATAGTCTTGAGCGTTGCTGGCATCACCGCGGATAAAGGTGCCTTCCAGTTCCTCTACTTCAAATCGCTTTTGGGCCAGTTTCACGCTTTCGTCACTGTAGTCCAGGCCAGTGTACACAGCACCATGCCGGGCAAATTCTGCTGCATCGGAACCGATACCGGGGCCAATTTCCAGCACCTGTTGACCTTGCCAGAGATGGAATCCAGCAAATTCTGCAATGTGTGGCTCTACTCGATAGCGCCGAGCACTGACTTCTTGAAAAAATTCAAGTGTGCCAGGTTCACCGCGACCGTGGCGGATGTTGCAGGGCTGTGTGTTCCAATACCGGCGTATGCGTTGTTCTAGTGATTCAGTTGTGTTCATTAGTAAGTTATCTTCCAGCTGTTGACTTGGTTGTTTATGTCGTTTTCGTGCAGGCGCTGCCAAGGGTCTCGGCGTTGACCTGAACAAATGTCCCGCCACCAAGAGGTATCATGTCCTTGGCTTTCCATGTATTGTGCCAGCTTGCTGACATCGGCCAGTCGGCGAGCAGTCCATGTCAAGTGATGAAAGTCTCTTGGGTCCTTGACATTGCCCTCTAACATGGGACGATTTTCAAAAGTCTCGTCCCCATTGTTGCCGGTGAGATCAAATCGATCATGTGTGACCCACACAGGAATTCGTTCCCAGATGTCCAGCAGGTAGGCCTGTTGACTCAGCCAGCAGTCGGATATTTGATGTGGACTGAGATAGCCCAGGGTGTCCAGCCAGGCTCGAGGTGCAATGGGGAATATGCTGTAGGGATGGTCATGATGTGTGTGCACAGCCAGCAACTTGAAGTTGCCAGTGTAACCAGCAATGATGCGATCCCAGCCTGTGGTTTCCATCACAGCATCGTCGTTCCAGAACATCAACCAGTCAGCATCAGCTGCCAGAGCCAGGGCATTCACATACTCGTTGAGACGAATATAGCCCAGGCGCTCAAATTCCATGGCTGTGTAGTTGACGCCTTTTTCATCCAGCCAAGGCTGGAGATGGTTTTCAAAATGTTGCTGACCCACTTTGTCGTCTTGATCAAACGCCAGCATCAGCTGAACCGAATCCAGATCAACAGCTCGATTCATGAGGCTGATCACGCTGCGACTCAGGGCGTCAGTTCTTCCTCGAGTGGGTAACAGTACCGCTACTTTGTACTCACTGGTTTTGTTCATGATTGTCCTTGTGATTGTGATGGGTATTTACATCGTTTGTGCCAAAGCCACGATATAATTCAGCCAGTCGTTCACAGCGTTCTTGATACTGTGATTCACTCAGACTGCAACTGTTGTCACACATGGGTCTTCTAGTGGTTCTGCCGCAGACGCAATTGCTCATGCTTC